GTGTTCCGTGACCTGGCTGCCCTGCTGGAGGCCACGAAGACCGGCGGGACGGTGCCCCAGCAGGCCCGCGGGCGCCGGTTCCGGTCTCATGGAATCGGCTAAGAAAAAATCCCCGGGGCCGAAACCCCGGGGACCCTTCCAGGATGCCCATGCGGGCCACCACACCCAAGCCAGGATAACGCAAGCCGCAAGGCCGTCGATGCTGCAGGAAATATACATTTGCAGACGTAGAGCCTGAGACGTAGCCTTACGGCATGGCTGGTATCACGCTCGCAACCGCCGAAGCAAAGCTAGCGACTTGGCTCGCTGCCGAAGAGAAGGTAGCGGCGGGACAGAGCTACTCGATCGGCGGGAGGTCCCTCACGCGGGCGAACCTCTCAGAGATCAGGGAACAGATCAACTTCTGGAACGCGCATGTCGAGCGCCTCTCAGCTTCGGGCGGGCGCTCCGGGATGCGTGTTCGCGGAGCGACTCCGACGGGCTGAGGGATGGCGGCTCGTCAGGTTGGCCTGAGTCCTATTTCATGTGATGGTGGCGAAGGTGCGAGAGGTCATGAAGCCGAAGCTCGAAGTTCCGTGGACGATCACGGATAGACTCGTCGCCTGGTGGGATCCAGCCAGGGGGCTCCAGCGGCTCCGCGATCGCACGATGATGGCCGTCGCGGGCGGCTTCGCTGGAGCGTCGACGGGACGTCGCGGGCTCTCCGCATGGAAGACGACGCGGAACTCCGCGGACGCCGATCTTCTTCCAGATCTACCGGTGCTCATGGAACGCTCTCGCGACCTGGAACGTAACAACCCGATCGCGAGCGGCGCTATCAGCTCCACAGTGACGAGCGTCGTCGGGACGGGGCTCACGCCCCGTCCCCAGGTCGACGCCGACTTCCTCGGGATGACGGTCGAAGAGGCTGCTGCGTGGAACAAGGCAGCAACTCGCGAGTTCGCGCTGTTCGCTGACTCCGAGGACTGCGACATCACGCGTACACAAGACTTCTATCAGCTACAAGATCTAGTCCTCCGCTCTACGCTCGTGAGCGGGGATTGCTTCTCGATCCTGACGTTCAGTGGGATCCCGAACTCGAACCGACCCTATGAGCTGCGTATCCAGGTCCTCGAGGCTGATCGAGTATCAAACCCTGGGAACAAGGCGGACACGCAGACGATGCGAGGCGGAGTAGAGGTCGACCAGTTCGGAGCGCCGATCCGCTACCACGTCACGAAGACGCATCCAGGCGAGGTCGGGAATCGAGCTAAGACGGAATGGACAGCGATCGATGCATTCGGAGCGAAGACTGGACGGCGGAACGTCCTCCACCACTTCAGGCGACTCCGTCCCGGACAGAACCGCGGCATCCCGATGCTCGCACCCGTGATCGAGAAGCTCAAGCAGCTCGATCGATACACCGATGCGGAGATCATGGCTGCGGTCGTCTCCGGAATGTTCACGATCTTCGTTCACACCGAAGGCGAGGGGCTCAACTTCGACGGAGGGATGGGATACGAGACGGGAGCCGGGAATGGCGATTCCGACGTGAAGCTGGGATACGGCGCGATCGTCGATCTCAAGCCGAACGAGAAGATCACGAGCGCGAACCCAGGACGTCCGAACGCGAACTTCGATCCATTCTTCCTCGCGATCATCCGGCAAATCGGGATCGGGCTTGAGATTCCATACGAGATCCTCATCAAGCATTTCGCGTCGTCGTTCTCGGCGAGCCGCGCAGCGATGGTCGAGGCGTGGAAGCTCTACAAGGGGCGGCGCGAGTGGCTGATCTCTTCGTTCTGTCAGCCCGTCTACGAGGCTTGGCTCGAAGAGGCGGTAGCGCTGGGGCGGATCGACGCTCCAGGCTTCTTCGACGACCCGATGATCCGCAAGGCTTACTGTGGGGTCGCGTGGCATGGCGACGCGATGCCGCAGATCAACCCGCTCGTCGAGATCCAGGCGGCGGCGGAGCGTATCCAGGCTGGGCTCTCGACTCACGCTCGCGAGACGGCGGCGCTCACGGGCGCTGACTGGAGCGCGGAACACGAGATCTTGGCGCTCGAGATCAAGGAACGGCAGAAGAAGGGGACGCTCGTCGGCCTGAAGCCAGAGAGCTTCGGCGATCCCACGAAGAAACCAGCGAACGACGACGAAGAAGGGGGCGAGTGATGCGGATACTCGACGTGCTCTCTGATACGCCTTGGGCGATCATCCCTGACAAGAAGGTCGAGATCGACTCGATATACATCGCGCACACGCGGCGCGAGAAGATCGACATCGACGCGGTAGAGCGGAGGCTAGGAGTTCCGCTGAACAACCAGCCCAAGGGATACGAGATCCAGCGCGGCGTCGCGATCATACCGGTCGAAGGCGTGATAGCGAAGAGGATGAGCCTGATGACGCGAATATCGGGAGGCGTCTCGACGAGCTACCTCCAGAACGACTTCCGTCAGGCGCTCGAAGATCCCGCGGTGAAGGCGATCGTCCTCCACATCGACTCACCAGGAGGCGCGGTCGACGGGACTCAGGAACTCGCGAACTACATCTTCCAGTCTCGCGGGACGAAGCCCGTAGTAGCTCTCGCTGATGGGCTCATGGCCTCAGCGGCTTACTGGATCGGCGCGGCTGCGGATCAGATCTACATCACGTCCGACACGACTCAGGTAGGCTCGATCGGAGTAGTCGCGACTCACGTCGACGTATCGAGGGCTGAAGAGCAAATGGGAATCAAGACGACGGAGATCACTGCTGGGCGGTTCAAGCGGATCGCTTCGCAGTACGCACCTCTCTCGCAGGAGGGGCGAGCTACGATCCAGGATCACGTCGACACGATCTATTCGGTCTTCCTCTCAGACGTGGCGAAGTTCCGCGGGGGAACACCGGAAGAGGTTCACGAACGGATGGCAGACGGTCGGATCTTCATCGGAAGGGCTGCGATCGATGCTGGGCTCGTCGACGGTGTCTCGACGCTGTCCGAACTGATCGATCGGCTCGCTTCCGGCGAAGGCCCATCGAAGATCAGCCAGCGGCGGGCTGGCGCGGCGGTCGTCCGCGCTGACGCCGAAGACGTCAACGCCGGGGACGGTGCTTCCTCGGAGACAGACAACAACAACAACCAGGAGAAAGCGATGGACAAAGAACGACTCAGGGCAGAGTATCCAGAGCTCTACGAGGAACTCGTCGAACAGGGCGCAGCAGCCGAGCGCGCCCGAATCCAGGGATGCCTCGATGCTGCGCTTCCCGGTCACGAGGACCTCGCTCGCGAGCTGGCCTTCGACGGAAAGACCACGCCAGGCGATGCCGCCATCAAGATCAACGCCGCGGAGCGCGAGAAGAGGGTCAAGGTGCACGCGAGCCTGAAGGCGGACGCTCCCAACCCAGCTCAGGCTTCACGTGACACCTACGAGATCAAGGTCGACGCCGGCGCTCCCGTCGAGGATCGCGCGAAGTCTGATTGGGACAAGGACTCCAGGCTCCGCGAAGAGTTCGGCGGCAACTTCGACGCATTCCTCGCTTACAAGCGCGCGGAAGAGTCCGGACGAGCTCGCGTCTTCAACAAGTAATGACACAACACAGGAGATACGATCATGGCTCTTGCATCTGACACCCCACGCGTTTACGAGCTCGGCGACTACAACCACCTGCCAGTGAAGGCTACGACGAAGATCTATGAGGGCGCAGCTGTCGGCATCGATGCCGCTTCAGGCTACGCTCGCGGCCTCAACGCGGGCGACGCATTCCAGGGCTTCGCCGAGCGCACAGCAGACAACTCCGCTGGCTCGAACGGCGACGTCAAAGTCAGCGTCAGGACGAAGGGCGTCGTAAAGCTGGCGATCGCTGGCGCTGGTATCACCGACATCGGCAAGCCCGTCTATGCCAGCGATGACGATACCTTCGTCCTCACCGCCACCGGCAATAGTTACATCGGCAAGGTGAAGCGGATCGTTTCGACTGGCGTGGCCGTGGTGGCCTTCGATGTGCGCCGGGGCGGCCTCGTGGCCCCGCTCACGGACAACACCGCCGGCACCGCCAGCGACACCATCGCGGACGTGGGCGCTACCTTCAACCAGGCCGCGCTGAACAACATCGTTGCCAGCCTGGCCGCGAAGA